GCCACTCTCAAACTGAAAAAGACAGCACCGTTCTCTGCTCTGTTGTCTGTTAACGGCGAGCGTAACTCCCAGAAGTCACTGGCAGAATGGATTGAAGACTGGGCCGACTACCTTGTGGGCTTTGATGCTAATGGTGACGCCATTCAGGCAACCAAAGCGGCTGCGGCGATCCGTAAAATCACAATTGAAGCGAACCAGACCGCTGATTTTGAAGACAATGACTTCAGCGGCAAACGCTCCCTGATGGAGTCTGTCGAAGCGAAAACCAAAGACATTATGCCAGTGGCATTTGAATTTAAATGCGTTCCGTTTGAAGGCCTGAAAGAACGTCCGTTTAAATTACGCCTCAGCATTATCACTGGCGATCGTCCTGTACTGGTTCTGCGCATTATTCAGTTGGAAGCATTGCAGGAAGAAATGGCTAACGAATTTCGTGATCTGCTTGTTGAGAAATTCAAAGACAGCAAAGTAGAAACCTTTATTGGTACTTTCACCGCCTGATTTCATTACTGCAAATGCCCCTGCGGGGGCATTTATGGAAACGTAATTAACTCAATAATCGCCGGATGGTGAGAGCTTCCTTTTAGCAGAATTCAGCGCGGTGCAGCGCATATAAAGTGGAGAACGAAATGTCATTTATTAAAACTTTTTCCGGGAAGCATTTTTATTATGACAGGATAAATAAAGACGACATCGTGATTAACGATATCGCAGTTTCCCTTTCAAATATCTGTCGCTTTGCAGGACATCTTTCACACTTCTACAGTGTCGCCCAGCATGCGGTGCTTTGCAGCCAGCTGGTGCCGCAGGAATTTGCTTTTGAAGCGTTAATGCATGATGCAACAGAAGCATATTGCCAGGACATCCCCGCGCCACTGAAACGACTTCTTCCTGACTATAAACGGATGGAAGAAAAAATAGACGCCGTAATCCGTGAGAAATACGGGTTACCTCCTGTTATGAGCACGCCAGTGAAATATGCCGATCTCATTATGCTGGCAACCGAACGCCGCGATCTCGGGCTTGATGATGGCTCTTTCTGGCCTGTACTGGAAGGCATCCCGGCAACAGAGATGCTCAAAGTTATTCCACTGTCACCAGGCCATGCCTACGGGATGTTTATGGAACGTTTTAACGAGTTATCGGAGTTACGCAAATGCGCATGAATGTTTTCGAAATGGAAGGGTTTCTTCGCGGGAAATGTGTACCGCGAGATCTGAAAGTGAACGAAACAAATGCTGAGTACCTGGTACGTAAGTTCGACGCGCTTGAAGCTAAATGCGAGACGCTGGCGGCGGAGAATGCGGGGCTGAAACACGCAATGGCCGTAACTCTTGAGCATGTGTCGGTCACGGATGCAGGGCAGGCTGGTGTTGCTGCAATGATTATCAACGATGCCCTACACCACAGCGAAACTCCAGCTACCGATGCTTTTCTGGCTGAAATTCGTGCGGAAGCACGCAACGAGGGGATTAACTATACCGCAAGTCGTCTTGCTGCTGCTTTCAACCACGGATTTATCAATAAGTCTTTACGTGAAGTTTTCGACGTTACGCGCATGATTCTGTCAGCGAAAGAAGAGTTGGCTAATGAACCGCACCCGATTGATGGCCTGTCCGGTGAATATGCGGAGAAATCCCTTGAAGAATGGGCGGAACAGATTCGCAAAGGAGCTGACAAGTGAAGAAGATGATTTTTGTGGCGGCATTGCTGACCATTACCCAACAGGTGCAGGCTTCAGCAGTTATTGTGGCATCTACCGCCGCGACCACGGCTGCTGTAGCTGCTGCGAACTCTGCGAATATCGCAAACCAACAGTCACAGCGTGCTGCCAATGCATCAGCCAGTGTTCACCCAATCGCCATTAAGACCGGCAAGAAAAATATAGGTTTCATAACATGCGGCAAACGTTCTGGCGAGGCTGTAGGTTCACTTGGATGTACGGTATATGAGGGTAGTGAGAGTAGAGAAATTCCATGGAAAACGTGGCCCGGATATGTTCTCGGCTCGAAGCTCCCTGCCAGCTATGAAGTAAACGCCGTATCGTTTGATCACTATAACGGCGTGGCAACGGTCTATTTTGCATATTGAGGCTCCGCATGAAATTCTCCAAATTTTCTGAGTTGGTGAATCGTATTTTGTCCAACAACCACAGCCATCGTCGCGATATGGATGTAACGATCGTTGTTCATTCGCCTGGCAGCATTGGTTCAACACCCTCAGTTGAGGTTCAGTCAATTCACGCTGGTTTTGATTGGGATTCCGGGAAAGTGCTGATTTTCCCAGCACAGCCACTGACCACGCTAACACCAGAACAGATTACTGATATTACTGATAGTGTGCGCAAAGGTCAGTCCTGGCACGCATATCAGGAATACAAGAAGCATAAAGAGCAGTTGGAAAAATTATCGATTGAACTTGATGCTGCAAAACAGCGCATTGCAGAGTTAGAAAGTGGTTCTCAGGCACAAAAGTTAGTTGAAGCAATCATTGTTGCGATAGAAAACGAACAGGAAAGGCTTTTTGATGAAGATTACCTAATGGATTCGAAAGAATGCATTGACGTAATTCGTGAAGAAGTAAAGCGATGGAATGATTCCCGCGCCGCTGGCATTCGCATCAAAGGAGAGTGATATGAGCGCTATAACCAAAGAACGTATCAAATTATTCATTAAAAATCCGCTTGATAACGGACTTACTCGTGGCGAACAAATGGAACTGGCACGGATTGCGCTGGCATCGCTGGAAGCAGAGCCTATAAGCCAAACTTACAACTTGCCAGAATTAATCGAAGGCATGGAAGTTTCCATTGATGTAAGCACTTGTGATGCTGATTTAGGTAATCGCTATTTCGGCACCGTCACCGAGGCGTTAGAACTTGATACAGCCAAGAATGGTTACATCCTCCTGGTTCAGGACGCAGAGCCAAACTTCGATGTAAATGGCAACTCTCCGGGAACTCCGGATAGTTGGATAATCTGTAGTGATCGAATGCCTGAAAAGGGCCAGAACGTGCTTATTTCGGTGAATTTCGATAGCTCTCTGGTTGAACCGCTAATATGCTCCGCACGCTATACCGGAAGCACCTTTCGGCGCGGAGATGCAACGATTAAGCCGGGTAATGGTATTGAGCAAGCAACTCACTGGATGCCGCTACCGGAACCGCCGCAGGAGGTGAAGTGATGAACAACTTAATGATCGACCTTGAGACGATGGGGAAAAATAAGGATGCACCGATCGTTTCCATTGGCGCGGTGTTCTTCACTCCAGAAACCGGAGACATCGGACAAGAATTCTATACGGTTGTTAGCCTGGAAAGTGCTATGGGGCAAGGAGCTACACCTGACGGCGATACCATCCTGTGGTGGTTGAAACAAAGCCCTGAAGCACGAGCTGCAATCTGTATTGATGATACTTTGTCGATCAGCGATGCTCTCTCAGAACTAAATCATTTCATTAACCGGCACGCAGCCAATACGAAATATTTAAAAGTCTGGGGTAACGGGGCCACCTTCGACAACGTAATTTTACGTGGAGCTTATGAGCGAGCAGGACAAATCTGCCCGTGGGCATACTGGAATGACCACGATGTACGCACGATCGTTACGCTTGGGCGTTCCATCGGATTCGACCCAAAAATGGACATGCCTTTCGATGGCGAACGGCACAACGCCCTGGCCGATGCCCGTCATCAGGCAAAATATGTTTCCGCTATCTGGCAGAAATTAATTCCTGCCACCAGCACAGAATTATGATTTTCCCGGGTGCAGCCGGTTTTGATGGAGAAAATTATGAACACCTTGTTTTTACTGATGGCTGAATTCAATACCCCAAACATTGAGCTGTCAGCTGTATGCCAAAAGTATTTCGGTATGAGCCCTAACACAGCAGAAGCGAAAGCAAATGCATGCCAGTTGCCGATCCCGACTTATCGTGTTGGTACATCACAGAAAGCAAAGCGCTGCATCAACATTCAGGATCTTGCTGAATATATAGATAAACGGCGTGAAGAAGGCAGAATTGAATGGGAGAGGGTAAGAACAAATAGGAAAATAAATAACTAATCTCACAAAAAACCCGCTTCGGCGGGTTAGTTTTCATCTTTATAATTCTGGGCAATTCGCGCCAGATAGCTCATCACATCATGTTTTCTTGCTTTTTCATGTGCATCGGGATACATAATAGCAATGAGTGAATATTTATTCTCATAAAGCTCACCTTGGACATACACAAGACAAGCATCATTATCAGGATCACCTTTCTTGCAGACCCTATCCGGTTGTGGAAGTTTCTCGGGAAACTTGTTTGGCGGTAGACAAAGATGGATATGCATCAACCCAGCCCGAAAAGCACCATAAGGCTGAGTATACGCAACGTCCCTACCGAAATAATGCGGAAGCTCACCGGTTGCTTTGTATCTCTTGAAATCATCAATGATAGAAGACTCTAGCTCCGGGAATTTGAGAAAAACTTCATCAAAAAATTCAGCTCTAGTTTCTGGATGAATAGAGACTTCTAGATGCATGGTCGTCCGCTATCGGTTAGTGAAATTGCATCGATTTTAGCTTATTTGATGTGTGACTAGCTAGTGCTGCAATTCCAGCAAGATCCGCGCGCCCGCTAAAAGTAACAGTTTCTTTAAATATGCTCTTTATGTAATTGTTAAGGCGAGTGACAGATGAGCGAGCTTTAGCAATATGACGCCAGTAAACCTTCAGTTCTGACCTGATAAATTCAGGCAGAGGCGATTCAATTGTACGCTTCACTTCTTCTTCAAAAGCACGCAGGAACATTTCGCATGCCTCTGTCGTATCTGTCCCGTTTTTGGAAACAAACTCGCGAGCATCTTGGCTATTAAGATCAATCAAACAGATATAGTAGTCATCTGCTGCAATTGTTAACTTTTGCAAGATCTCCTTACCCTCTTCCATTTTGCGTGAGAATTCCTCAACAGAAGGAGAGTACTCAAAAGGTTTAGCAATCACAGGGGCTGGCTGGATGATGAACTCCTGCGCCATAGCAGCAGGACAAGCCAGAGGCCCGCACAATGCAGCAAAAGTAATGGCGTTAAACGGATTCAT